AAGATACTTCTTTACCAAAAGGAACATCTAATGTCTAAAGATTTTCAGAAAATTAACTCTGGTATATCTCTTACGCCTAAATCAGGTACACCTAGTAGTCCTTCTAATGGCGATATTTATTATAACAGTGGCACTGGATTATTTCAATTTCGCCAAGATGGCACTTGGGTAGCAATTGCCGCTGGTGGAGGAATGACTAACCCAATGACCACTACTGGCGACGTTATTTATAGTAGCGATAATAGTGGAACTCCTGCGCGTTTGGCCATTGGTACGGAAGGAGCAACATTACAGACACAAGATGGTATCCCCACCTGGATATCTGGAACAGGATCTGGCACGGCGCTTTTTGCAGGCGGAACTAACCTCATCGCGTCTACTATGTATAATACTATAGATTATTTTAATACAGCAACTGTGGGAAATGCAACCGATTTTGGAGATTTAACAGTTGCCAGAGCTGGCGTTGCCGGATGTGGAGATAGCACAAGGGGTGTTTTTGCTGGAAATTCATATTCCATTTCTACTATTATAGATTATGTAACTATTGCAATCGCCGGCAATGCTACTGATTTTGGAGATTTAACAGTTGCTAGAGGATGGCTTGCTGCATTTTCAAACAACACTTATGGACTTTTTTCCGGCGGGTATGACGGTGGAACACTGGATACTATAGATTATGTAACTATTGCAACCGCCGGCAATGCAACTGATTTTGGAGATTTAACACTTGCTAGATATTATACTGCCGGTTGTGCAAATACAACTCGCGGATTAACTTGGGCTGGCATACTGAGCGGCCACGCAAAAGATGTTATAGATTATGTAACTATTGCAAGCGCCGGCAATGCAACTGATTTTGGAAATATACCAGTTGCGTTGTACAGAGTTGCAGCCAGTTCAAGTCACACTAGGGCACTTATCTTTGGAGGATCCCAACAAAATGGTCTTGAGGTTAATACTATAAGCTACGTAACTATTGCAACAACGGGAGACGCAACTGATTTTGGAGATTTAACAGTTGCACGATTCGACTCGGCGGCAACGTCGAATAAGGTTCGCGCTTTTATTGGCGCAGGATTTGATGGCGGTTCGATTGTAAATACTATAGATTATGTAACTATTGCAAGCGCCGGCAACGCAACTGATTTTGGAGATTTAACAGTTGCCCGAAATAGTCTAGCGGCAACATCTAGCAGCCATGGAGGAATTTAATATGAAGCATGTTGTAGAATATAAATTACACGGTGAATTTGTTCCATATTTTATCGAAGATGGCGGTTATTTTTATAATAGTGGAAAATTAATTGGGTTAACTAAAGATGATCAAGAATGTTATATACCCCCAGCTTCATTATTGGTCACCTTTCATACGAAAAATGAATTTTCAAATCATATTATCACATTATCACGAAAAACTTCAGAGGGCGAAGAACTTTCTGAAGAACAAAAAATTATTCTAGCAAATTCTTGGTGGGATGCGCGTCATTAATAAAATCAAGGAGTCTCAATGTTTAATTTAATTAAATTAGAAAATTCACAAGTTGAACTTGTTAAAAGAGCTAAGGAATATACAGCCATGACTACAGTCATTCAGGCCAATCTTCCTATGATCTACGAAGCCTCTGGCAATTTTGGTAAATCCCAGAGTCAATTTATGGACAACTTTCTAACCGTTGCGCATCCTACACCTCTTCGCAATGCTAGACAAGCACTTGCTGAAATTAATAGATCCGTAGACGCGCTTAGAGAAGCCCAATATAATATGAGTAAAAAGCAACTACTCATTCAACGTCTTGAGCGGGATTTATTAACAGAAACTGATGAAATTAAACGAGCAGAGACTGAGTTAGAGATAAACTTTGAGACCTCTAGACTCACATCCAGTATGCTATATGTCGAAGGCGCTATTCGTTCGGTCGCTAACTATACTGAGCAGTATAAACAGATCCTTAAAGCCGCCGGTTATGATGAAATGACTGAGGTAGATTTTGAGAAAGAAGAAGAGAAGTATCATATAATGAAGGCGTTTGACCAAGGTTTATGCGCGGCTCGTTCCCGTGGTGGACTTATTGATGAAGGTAATCAAATTTATTTTTCTCAAATTGGCGTTAACGGTCAAATGGCTCAAAATTTTGTGAATAGGTTCTTTGAACAAGAACGACAAGCTCTTGAAAAGGGTGCAGTGTTAACTGCTGATTTTCAAAGAGCTTTTTTACTCGATATGGCGAATTTCTTTCAAGGTTGTTCTAAACCAGTTGCCGAAGCTAAGGGGATGTTATCCGTCAATCCTTCTGCACTTCTTAAAGCTAAATCTGAAGATTCTTTAAAATAAATAAGCCTTAAATTAATAAGTTTATTAGAGTGATATGCTTAGGACTTACATCCTCAACTAGATATAATAATGGTGACTGCTCCTTTAAGCTTTGAACTCTAAACTTAATATCTTACCTCCAGTAATGGAATAGATCTTTATTTGTTATTCATTTGAACACAAACGAAAGGATATCTTATGTCAGAAACTCCCATCACATTTACTGCTGAAGAATCTGTTAAACTCTCAGAACTTGATCGACAAGTTCAAGCGTTTAGTAATTTTCGTATAGTAGTTGCGCGCTCACTTTATTGTGGCCAGGATGCGCCAGTAGTTCAACAACTACTTCAATTTCTCCAAGAGATTACAGCACAATCTTCTAAGCAAATAGAAGAAGTAAAGACTCTTGCTAATCAACGTCAACAACCAAGTATAGGAAAATAAATTATGGTATTTAAACCCGGCTGGAAAAAGAAGGCTCTAGAAGCCAAGATCGCAGCAGAAACTAAAGTAGAAATTACTCCCGCTGTTTCTGTATCCCCTATTGTTAAAGCCTTTTATATTGAAAAAGAAAAAGGTGTCTGGCGACTTGTTATTGCTGATATTCAAGATGATAAGGTTATTAAGAAACAAGTTAAAGAATGTGAAAATAAGGCAATATCATTAGAAGCTTTCAAAATGGCATTTGCTCGCCTGTATTATTTTGGCAAATAGGAATAGGAATAGGTATGCCGAAAACTGAAGAAGAAATTTTACATAATGAAATTCGACGTTTACAATATAATTGTGCGTATTTTGAAAACGAATATAATAAAATATTAAGAATATATCAGAATTCTTTCTCATATAAATTTACTCGATTTTGTCAAAAATATTTAAATATTGGCAAACATTTAAGATATTTAAAATTTTATTTTTTAAATTTTTCATTTAATTATTTTTGTCGGTTGAATAAATTACTTTGTCGATATCTTGGACATTCAGTGGATACAATAAATAATATTGAATTTTGTACAAGACGAGGGTGTACTTATTCAAAATCAACTAAGATATCAAAAAAGTTTCGTAATTATCATGCCGATCCAGTTTTAGATCTATTAAATCAAATAGAAAGTAAAATATCATGAAAACATTCTTTATTAAACTAGGTAGATTTCTTCGTTTAGTAGATGATCAATATGTCTGTTTATCGTTAACTAACTTAGGTGTATTGGTTGTCCTTACCAAAGTGGCTCTAAATCCTAATCCCTCTCTCGTTGACATGGGCACACTTCTTACAGTATTATCTCTCTATTATGGTAATAAACATCTTAAAAAGAATAAAGAAGAGAAGACAGATAATAATAAAGCATTACTCGAAGATATGCAAGCTAAAATTCAAGCAGTGGCCGATAAAGCATCTGGTCTCGCTTTACATATTGGATTACGTAATCCCACAATTAAGTAATTTATGAACGCTGAATCTGATGCTAAATTAGAAATTATTATAATTCATGTAATTGAAAGATTATATCTTAAAGAAGAACAACTCGGACTTGATCTAGAAGATCTTAGAGCCTTAGAAATTATTTTTAAAATAGCTAAAGAATCTCGAAATAATACACCCAATCTTCCCCTCTTATCAACTGAAATGCCCCCCAATCTTATTGAGCTGTTGCGTGCAGTCAAAGGAATACCATCCGATGACCATGGATCGATCTAAAGCCGTTGAACAACTTTGGCGCATGGGCATTATTTCCTGGAAATTCCATCCTTCGCAGTTGGATATATACGAGGCAATAAATAAAGCAACAAGTAGTACATTTGTTATCCTATGTGCTAGACAACTAGGAAAAAGTTATTTATTATGCGCATATGCTATTGAATTTGCTTTACAACACCCAGATGCTAAAATATCTTTCTTAGCGCCCACTGCTAAAGCTGTTAAAAAGATTATTCTTCCTCGTATTCAAGAAATAATGAAAGATTGTCCTAGAGATCTTTTACCCGCTTATAAAGTAAATGAACAAGTATACACATTTAAGAATCGTAGCGAGATACATCTAGCAGGAACTGATGCCGAACGAGCCGAAAATCTTCGAGGTCAAGTATTCCATTTAGTTATCTGCGATGAAGCTGGATTTATGGATAAACTAGATTATGTTGTATCTAGTATTCTACGACCAGCCACTGCGACGGTAGCTGGTAGAATTATTCTTTCTTCTACTCCACCTGTCTCACCGGGACATCCTTTTAAAGTATTAGCGGATAGCGCTAAATTAACAGGTAATTATATTAAGAAAACTATTCATGATAATCCTCTTATTCCTGAGAAAGTTAAACAACAATATCTTATTGAATCCGGTGGCGCAGAAAGTGTTGCCTGGCGACGAGAATATCTAGCTGAATTCCTTCAAGATGAAAAGGAAGCTGTTATTCCAGAGGCAACAGAAAAGAAGATTGAAGAAATGACCCGAGATATAGTGCACTATCAACCCGGACTTCAACTTCTACCCAACCAATTCATGCGCCCGGCTTATTATGATGCCTATACGGTGGCAGATCTGGGATATACCGACAATACGGGTATATTATTCGGTCATTGGGACTTTTTTAATGCCACTTTGGTAATAGAAGATGAGGCCCTTTTTAACCAGCCTCATA